CCATCCTTACCAAAGCCATTCAAGAGCAAAATCTGCTCATCAAAGCCCTTGAACAAAGAATTATTAACCTCGAAAATAAATAAAATGAAATATCTATTTTTATTCCTTCCCTTGTTTTCCTTTGCGCAAGATGTCGTAAAGGATACTGTTTACATTCAAAAGCAAGGAGCCATTTATTACATTATTCAGCAAACGACTTTGTCGGATAGCACCGTGACAGGCTCAAAGCAAATATTAGGCGATTCTGCAACTGCCATTCAAAGCCTTGTTACCGATGCTGAAAGGCAAAGCAACACATTAGCCATTCATGCAAAGCCTATTATTACAAAGGGCAAAGCGGTGCAAAGGATTAATTATTACAATGACTTGCATGTTCAAATAAGCGGAAAACCTGTGTATTTTACAACGGCACAACGGGACACGGCAAAGTTTATAGGAGACTGGAAGTTAAATTTTAACGGTGAAATTATTGATGGAGTTATTGAGTTAAACAACAACAAGCGTTTAATCTTCAACCCAGACAACGGCAAGGTGTATTCCATTTCAACCAATCTACTTTTATCTACATTTACCAATCAAGTTACCTTTGCTTTTAATGGCATTAAATACGACTTGTATAAATACGCTGAGGGCAAATTTGCAACGGTAGATGGGGATGTAAGGTTAATAAAACTTGAATAATGAAAACAGTTATCTACAACATTTTTAAACTTGGCTACGATGGCATTGCTTATTCCATTTGTTGCGGAGTTATATTCTCGTTTTTCCTACCCATCAAACATTTTTTGATTTTTACAATCTTTGTAGTTTTTGCAGACACAGTCACAGGAATCATGGCGGCAAAAAAAAGGAATGAGCCAATAACAAGCAAAGGGCTTTATCGCACATCGCAAAAGGTGGTTGTTTACTTTGTTGGCATTATGATTTTTGAAGGTGCAAAAATTACTTTTAGCTTACCTGTAAACATTACTTACATGGTAGCCTTTACCATCGCCACAACGGAGCTTTATTCCATTGCAGAAAATATAAAGTCGATGACTGGAGTAAACATCGGAACCTTAATTCTTAGATTTTTTAAACGTTAAAACAATGGAGAAAATAATCACTCATTCAATGATTTTAGAAACTTTAAAAAAACATAATATGCAGACTAATTTAAAAGATGCCCTTAAAAATGCAGATGGAATAAAGTCACCTATGGGCGACGTGGCTTGTTACTCAATGAACTTTGCGGAACTTGCAAGTGAAATCAATGTTCATCTTGAAGGCAACAAAGTAAAATTCACATGGCGCGAATACATCCAACTTGCTCAAATCATTTGGGATAAAATCAAGGAGACAAGCCGCGAATGTGCTGGTAAAGAGATAGAAGTGAAATTACCAAGTCGATTAGGTTTGATATCCGCTGCTTTTTCGCTTATCGGGTTTAAATTATAGGCGCAGAAAAGTCGCTACCTTATGCGTTTACAGGGCGGTGTATTGATTTACATCGCCCTTAAAAAAATAAAAATATGGAAAAGAACAGATTTACTATTTTTTTAGATGCCGGTCATGGTGGTTTGGGAAAGAAATTTGACATACCACATCGCTATACAACCTACCCAAGTAAATGCTTTCAGCATACATCTCATCAACTATTCCATGGTTATGGATGGTTTTTTGAGGGTGTATTCAATAGAGATATTGTAGATCTATTAGATGTAATGTTAAAGACAGAAGGTTTTAATACTTTAAAACTTTATCATGAAATAGATGATACACCTTTAAAACTAAGATCAAGCAAAGCTAATTCGTTTAAGGATTATGATGCTGCAATACTTGTTTCGGTTCATGGCAATGCAGGACCTAAAGGTGCAAATGGTTGGGAAGTATTTACAAGTCCAGGTCAAACACAAGCAGATACTTTAGCCACATTAATGTATGATGAGGTAAAAAATACTAATTTATTTAGAATGCGACCAGACATTACTGATGGTGATGTTGACAAAGAAGCTAAATTCCACATGGTTTGTAATGTAAAAGTTCCTGCCGTATTAACCGAGAATGGTTTCTTTACGGACAGGAACGATGCAATGAAAATGTTTAATAAGGAAAGTCAACATAAAATTGCCAATGCTCACTTTAATGCAATCAAAAAGTATTTTAGTATCCTATCCTTTTAATCATATCGATTGCTTTACCTTCCATGCTTGGTTCAAGTTTTTTGCTAATTATTGCTTTTGCCAATATAGATGCAATTCTTTTAGATTCCATATTTTTATATGGTTCACCTAAATTTGAACCCATCGGCTTACTGTAAAATGTTACAAGAGCATTAAAAGATGGAACTTGTAGATTAAAATTAACAGGCTTATCTGTCATGATAGCCAACTTTAAATAATCTGTTTTTTTAGTCTTCATATTGATTTTGGTTTAAATTTAAAAACAAGGGTAAATGCGTCAATCATATCCTGGGTTATTTTGATTGCAGGAATGTCCGTAATATAATTTTCTCCTTTAAGAACTGCTAACATATATTGCTTATTCCATTTTGCACCTTTTTGCAAGGGACTAACGCAAATATGTTTGTAGTTATTTACCTCAATCCATTGTTTTGTAATGGTTGATGCTGCTTGGTTCATACCAACTCTTCTTGAAATTGAACTCTGAACATTGTGATTATAGCCTTTTATAAAAGTAATGTTTTGCATAGATGAGTCCTCAATAATAAAGTAGTAGTCTTGATTTGTATCAATGTTCATTATGTAGTTTAAAAAGTCAACAAACTGTTTAAATTTCATAAACTCTAATTTTTTTGTCATTGTATCTAATATACAAATCGCTTGACCATTTTCCCTTATTGCAGGATCTACACCGATTACCTTCATGATATTGCTTTGTTTAATTCTATTGTTTGTTTGTTCTCCCTTGGTTTCCTGGGTGTTCTTCTTCTTGTTTTTTTTTGGTTGTTTATTCCGTAAGCTTCAACACCTTTGTCTACAAAGTTTATTTCTAAAAGATAACCAAAAACTACAATTGTACCAACAAAAAGAAACATGGTTATAAACTCACCGCCTTGGTATTGTTCTTGTAAACCAAAAAAGATTTCTACTAAAGCTACTATAGTTGCTCCTAACGCTATCTTAGGTGGATAAGTGCTTCTACCTTTAGTTGGATTAAGAAAGTCCATGAAAACGACTGCAAATCGCCCTAATTGAAGAATTGAAGCAGCAATGATAGCTAACCAAAATTCCATTGGTAAAAATATAGCCGTAAGATATGCATTTATACCGTAGGTTAAGACAATTGTAAGGAGCATGATAGTCGGAATATTGTCCGATATGCTTTCAAATGTCCATTTAAATTGTGTGTTTGTAAAGTTTTTTTCCATTGGTTAATATTTAAAATTCATTGTAATTTTGTTTTAAAGGAAAGTTATCCTTTTTAATCTGCCAGTACTCGGCCATTAATGTCGCTCTAAACTTATAATCTCTATCGGTGTGATAACCAGACTTGTAAACACATTTGCAAATTGATTCATAAAGTTTAATTCCTTTAATCTTGTAATTTGCCTTTTTACAGGCTGCATATCTTCCGGAATTAAGAACACCAGCCCAAAGTTCCATTCCTTTTTCTGTTGTTTCGGCTTTCATAAACTTTGCCCTTATATACTTGTCTCTACCTCTTATTACCTCTCGTGTTTTATATGTTACTGATTGTTGACCCTTTAAAGCCTTTACACCACCAGCGTTTGCGTGTTTTCTCCAAAGGTCTGTTTCAATACCTTGACTTGTAGCCTCAATAATAAAAAATGAATAAATCATGCTTACTGGAAAATCAGTTAAAACGTGTACGTTCATCAACATTGACTCATAGCAATACGCAAGATATATACGTCTTAACTTTGCTCTGTCAACCTTTTCAAGGTTTCGAAACCCTCGACCTTCCAGCGTTTGCCTTAGTTGTAATCCAGATAACTTGCGAACCTCATAACCGTAAGAGCGTGATCCGTATGCACTTTCATCTATTTCCTTCTTTTCCTCTTTGCCCTGGATGGTAAGTGAGGTAATTTTGTGAACGTAAACGGTGTCACGTTCAATAATAGGAACAAAAGATGTATAGTTGTAATTTGTGCTTATTGGGGAATAAATCAACCCAACAATAAAGGCAGCGCAAATTCCCATAGCAATTTGATAGGGAAGTCTTTTATTTTGCGCTACATAAGTTTCAATAATTGGTTCTTTCATAATCTTTGTTTTAGTAATTATAAATACAAATATAATATAAATAATATTATTATACATAAAATATAAAAAAAAATAAAAAAAAAGTGCGAAGGCAATTCTCCGCACCATATGGCAAACTTAAAATTAACACATTAACCAATTACATTTTCTTATGCTGATTGTACATTTCGTATGCTGATAATACTCTTATCTCTTTGCTTTCTGTGTCTAATTTTAATTCTTTAAACTGTTCTATGGCATTTTCAAGATTATCAGCTAAAACCTCTATAATACGACCATTTTCATACATTATAATGTATTTATTTTCTATTTTTTCCATAGCAAATCGTATAAGTAATAAATAATCCAAAGGCAAGTTAAAACTCCACCAAATGTTACGATGGTTTTTAAAACCATTTTAATTAACAATTCTTTTTCTCTTTCGGTCATCATGATTATTTGTTTAAATAGTTTTTACTTGCTACCGGATCCTTACCCTGGTCTTTATACTTGGCATCTGCCTTATTTGCATAATCTGTGTATGGCATTTCAGATATGTCATGGTAGCAGATTTGGGCAATCTTCATGCCTGGATATATCTTTACTGGCTGCACACAACAAAGTTCAAGCGTCCAATGGCCTCTAAAATTTACATCCCCAAACCCTGCAGTTATGTGGACAAATAATCCTAATCTACCAAGACTTGATTTTCCTTGCAAAATTGGAACATGACGCAAGGTTTCCGTATATTCAACCGTTGATGCAAGGTACAGGATTCCAGGCTTTAAAATTAATCCATCTTCGGGAATAATAAAAGGCACATACGAGTTCTTCTTTCTAACGTCAAGTATATGGTCGGTGTACATAAGAAGAGTATTGGACAATGTTAGGTCTACACTATTTGTACCAATGTTTTCAAGAGTTAAAGGTTCAATAACGATGTTTTTAGCTGCGATTTCGTCGATGATAGTTTTGTCGGTTAAAATCATTTGTTTTCGTTTTCTTCAAGTTTTATATAATCATTAAATTCCAATATTCTCATTTCAGTCCTGTCGCATCTTATAGCAAATATGGCATAATTTTGACTTTGCTGCTTTTCCATTTCTTTAGCTTTGCTTTGTAAGTGTAAAAATTCGTGACCATTTTTTACGTCAATTAATTCATCTAATATTAGTTTCTCAACCAACCATTCAACTGCCGTTTGCTTGCTCATTTTATTTTGTTTTTCCCACTCATTATATATTTGTTTTTCTATATCCTTTTCCATTTGTTTATCAATTTGTTTTTGTAAATAATAATCATCATTTATTCTATCTTCCCAATGTTGTTGACTATCTATATAGTTTTGCGTCTGTTTGCTCATTTTTTTAAATCATTTAGTTCTGGATGTGTAAAATAAAACTCTGTAAGCATTGCAGCATTAGCCATCAAGTGCGCGGAATGCAAAAGCCCACTTTCTTTATCAATCATTTCACCAAGTCGCATAGCTTCAAGGTGACGCATAGCGGAAGCGATTACAACAGAAAAGGGAAAGCCTTTCTCCCAATTACCAGCAGGATATTTTTCAAGTCCTTGTGTCCATACTTTGGCATATTCCCTTTGCGCAATGGCTGGGCAAAGGTCGTAGCGTAGTTTATCTGTGTTGTAACGAAAACCTCTTACCTCATCGTATTCTCTTCCAGATGCTTTCATTAAATCGTTTACATTTATCATCATAGGTAAAACGCTTTTAAAGATTGTTCAAATAAATTCATCATTGCCAAATATTTCTAATAGTTCTACTTTCATTTTATCATTTTGTTGGTGTCAACGATATGTTAAAAAAATGCCTGTCTATTTCCAGGCTGCCAATTCATCCTCTGACGCATTTAGGTGTAAAGAAATGTTTAATCAAAGGGAAAATAACAATCACCTAAACCCGAGGTCTGCAAATATTTTTATGTAGTCATGTGTCCTACTAATATTCTTTCTTGCCTAAAGCTACTTAATAATGTCCTGTAGTTATCGCTGGTAATAATTAACAGTTGCTTTACTGCTCGACATTGCTCAAAGATAGCAGTAGCCTTTGGATATTTTCCTTTTACATAGTAATCAGTCAAAGTAGAGGAGTGCTTTATTCTTTTATACTCATCCTCTGCCATGTCGCGGATGCAAATCATAAGCAACTGGCTATATATAGACTCGTTCATTCCGGAAATAACTGTGTAGCGTGAATAGTAAGCGGATAACTGTCGAAGATACTCGTCACATTCCTCAAGGTGTTCAGCACTTGGTGCAACCGAAATCCAAGTATTTACCTCATCGCAAAAGGCTTTAATCTCAATCATTTGCAAATTATACTCTTTCACTTTGCGTCTTTTACCGTTAACAATGTAACTGTTTTTGTCTCCTCTGTTGCTACTCCGTAAATAACCTCTTGTTTTTTGTGTTCTACTAATTCTTCTTCCCTTTTTTGTATTTCCGGACTATAAGTATATGATTTTTTTTGGTAAGTTGAGTAGCTTAAAATCTTATCATCAACTTGTACCATGTACCTACTATTCTGCAACTCCTGCTCTATTTTATTTCTTAAATTATCTCTTTTTTCCGTATACATTTTAACACTATTGTCATACTCTACATAGCGACTAATAATAGCAGCTAATTCCTCACTACAATGCAGTTCATAGGCTTCCGCTATTTCCTCTGCTGCTTTCCTTATTCTACTATCTGTTTCGATAAGATCAACCATTGAAAAGGTATGCTGATAAGTTTCGTGAATATCTGTCCATACCATTTCTTTGCCTTTTATTTTTGTCTTATAATAATCAATAAAACAAGTAGGAATAATTGATTTTTGTTTAAACAAAATTAAACTATAAGCTTTCATCTGCAAACTATTTTCCAATCTATCTTGTGTCCAGGCAGCAGTCCCAGTCTTAAAGTCGCGTATAATTTCAAAGTTCTGAGAAGCATTATCAATAAATCCAATAAATTTAAAATCCCCAAAATCATGCTCAAGTTTATATTCCACACGAGGATAAAGTAAAATATTGTTTAAAAAGTTAGGTGGAAAGTTAAAATCTGTTTCTGTGATAATCTGATTAGATTCAGACATTTTGCAATAGTCCTCAATGTCACTGGCAAACTGTTTACCAAACTCCATCATCGGAGAAGGTGCATCGGGTATATTTAGGAAATACCTTTTCATGTAGGCAGAGGGATCGGACTCCCAGAGATTAATCTGGGAGATAGAAAGGTGTGGTCGTGGTAAAGTAAGCATTGTAATTAATTTTAAGTTTTAAAAAAAGAGGCAGTTCAGCTACCGCCTCATCAAATGAGTCATTATCTTATTTTTTGTGATACTTGGATAAATATTGTAGTTGCTGCTGCACTTAGATGTTCTAAAGGTAAACCTTCAGCAGCTAATTTATTATAAATATCAATGTAGGCTTGGCTATATATTGTACCAGCTTCAAATA